TGGCACAAACCTTCTCATGGACATAAAGAATTGACCATTACCTTCTACATCTAAATCAAAAGACCCAGATTGAATAAAAGCAGGTATGGCTGTTTTGTTACCTAAATTATCTACTTGGTTATTACCTACTTCATGAGCATAATATAAACTTGATCCGTTTGCATCTGTTACACCTTGTATTGTTGGAAATGTAGGAGTGCCAGTAATATCAAATTCTGTAGCATAAGGCACATCAAACAATGTAGCGTCAAACCATGTAGTCCTTGCTAACGTACCTGTAGTCCAAGTGTTTTCATCATAGTTATAAGTAACAACTCTATCAACTTCTGTTGATCCTTTTTTTGGATAGAACCAATTTATTTCAGAATATAAATTATTAAGACCTGCATTTACTAATTCACCATCTGTATAATTAATACCCAAATTATCTCCCTTATCTGTAAATACAAAATCCTCTACTAAACAAGGTAAGCTTTTCACAGTCCCGTCAAATACAAAGAAGCCTCCAGCTTGTCCCATCCAATAAACTGCACCATCAATATACTTAATACTATTTTGACCTATAGCTCCACAATTAGATCCGACTTGTCTTAGTGAGAAAGTAAAAGGTGGACCAACGAATTGCATCATGTAAGCTGAAGTATCTGTAAGTATTAATATATAATCTTTACCTTTTGCTGCACCGATAATTCTTGTTCCAGAATCTAATCTTAAAGTTCCAGAAGTGTTAGTAGAAGTTGGTGTGTAATCAGTAAGATTCTCTTGATCAGAAAATCTTACAAACATTTTATCTTGTGTTCCAGCTGTACCAATTGTTGTCTCTGTTCCTAAAATTACTAAGTGTCGATCTCTTTCAGACACAATAGATAACACTGATTTTGTAGGTGCGTTTGTTACAACAGTCGCTCTTGTTTGTAAAGCTGCAGTGTTAGAAGCTATTGGATCCCAAGAAAAAGTTCTACCATTTTTGACTGTAGCTATGAGCACTTGTCCAAAATTATCCAATGACCAACCTGCAGGGTCAAGTATTACATTACTTGTTAAAGATCTCTCACCCCAAGCTGTGAAAAATTCTACAGAAGCTCCACTCGAATGCGCTGATCTAGTACCTGCAACATCTCTAGTTATGCCTGTTAGATCATTTGATGATATGCCAGTATATGAAATAAATTCAGCTCCAACTTTTATAACTCCACTTGTAGGAAAACTTGTTGTGGATGTTAGAGTAATGCTAGTACCAGATCCTCCTGTACCCGCAGTGTCATCATTAAGTGATCCGTTAAGTGTATTTGTAACTCCCGATGCACCACCAAATGTAGAAGTGCCCCATCCGTATCCACCTGTAGAAGATGTTGGACCTACGGTTTCGTAGGGGTTGATAGTTGCAGATCCACTAGCAGACACACTTGTTCCGGCATTGGTAGCCATGGTGATTGTAAAAGAATTATTATCAGGGACTGTAACAACTTGAAATGTATTATCTGTAAAATTAGCAGCGGTATATCCAGCACCTGAGGGTGGGGTCACAGATGTGAAAGTAAATAAATCTCCTACAGCTAAACCATGATTTGTTTTATTGACTGTAACGGTCGGCGATGTGTTGACAGTAGTAAAGGTTACACCTGTAATTGCAGTGCCTAATGGGGTGATGTCATAAAACTCTTCACCATAATAAACTATCAAAGCTTTGGTAGTTCCTAAAACTGCATAAATATTACCATCTAAATCAGCATAAACGTGTTGTGCTCTTACAGCTCCAACAAGACTATTGGCTGTAAGTTGTTCCCAACCACCTATTTTTTCTGGTAACCCGTATCTAAATCTTACATTATCCCCATCAACCCACTGACCCTCTGCTCCAACATCAGTGACTTGCTTATTAAATCCAGGTCTTATAACTACGTTTGTTAATGGCATAGGGAATTATAGCACATTTATTTCACTTCATAAATATCTGGACTGATATTCTAGGCATAATAGGACTTAATACAGGATTTACTTTGTGATCTAATGGCGATTTAACTATGACTAATGAGTTTCCGGTAACCGGTATAAACCCATGAGCTGCCTTATCAGCGAACATGAACTCACCTCCCCATTGTGTAGGCCACTTGTGATTTATGTAATATGTTGCACCATACTCCCAACCACGATCATCATGCCAGTTTATGCCAGATCCTTTCTTCATGTAATGAATGATTGTAGACATTCGTTCTAGACTAGGTATTTGAAAAAATGCGTTATGTCTTACTAATAACTTTAATTTGTCAAAAGGTTGATAATTACTTACCTCAGTTCGTAGGGGAGGATTAATATTATCTGTTAAGGAGTCGCCCCAAATACCTTTTGCGCTATGTAAATTTATCTGTTCACGTTCCTTGATTATAGCATCATGTATACCTTTATACATTTCATAATCTAAGAAATCGATTATCCACCATAACTTATTTGGGATTGTGTATAATAGTTTCATTTCTTGGTAGATCTAACTTTATATTTTAAACCATCTTTCGGATTAAATTTATAATTTTTTTCTAAGACATCTCTAAACGTGTTTAGGTTTTGTACTATCGATTGTGGTAAACATTGTAAGAAACAATTGGTGCTATATCTAACTCCTTTTTTTATAGGTTTGACTTCGTGTACCCAGAAGTAATCAGCAGGCCAAATCAAAGCATCTCCTCTTTTTAGTTTGATTGTTTTCTTGTTTTTAAAAAAACCAAACTCACCACCTTCGTAATCATCATTTAAATTAAATGTACAAGAGCCATAGACATAAGGATCATGATCAGTATGTGGGTGAATCTTAGCACCTTTTTCATACTTCATTAATCTCAATTTGTGTGAATACAATAATTGTTTTTTCCATAACACATGAAACATATTAAATTTGTCTGTATGCTTATGATACAGATTAATCATTTCTTCTATTTTTTTTGAAACAAATTTATGTTGCTTATCACCATATTGTACATCAATAACATCAAAGCTAGACATTGTATCAATACCTGTAGTAGCTTCAGGGCAGTGTTCCAATCCCTTTCTGGCCTTATTTTTTTCGTAATAATCTATTAGATAATCGCATTCTTTCTTAGATAAAAAATTACGTTTGTGCAAAATTAAATTTGTAATGTCAAATTTCATATTATATAGTAAGCTATATATCATGAATACAATCGAAAAAGCAAAAGATAAAAAAGTCAATATAGATAATTTTATTGGTATCTACGATAATTATATTACTAAACAAGAGTGTGATAAGGCTATTAAATTATTTGAAAACGAAACTAAATTTAATAGAACACTTAACAGATCTGTTTTTGAAAAAGCTAAAGTAACAGAAAAAAAAGATTTACAAATGTTTGCAGGTCCCCACAACATAGATGTATGGTGGGAAGATTTAAAAGGCATAAAAGTTAATTACGAAATGGCCTTGCAGCATTATCTAGACCATACAGGAGCAGGTGATCATTATGGTAACCTTGCTTATACAACTTTTAAAATTCAAAAAACAAGACCAACAGAAGGATATCATACTTGGCATATAGAACACATGGCAGGTATCCATAATGCATCAAGAACTTTAGTTTTTACTATTTATTTAAATGATGTAGAGGAAGGTGGCGAAACAGAATTTTTACATCAATCGGCCAGAGTAAAACCTGAAACAGGTAGGATTGTTATTTGGCCTGCTGGTTTTCCTTATGTCCACAGAGGCAACCCACCTATATCTGGAGAAAAATATATTTTGACTTCTTGGATGTTATTTCCGTGATCACTCTTATAAATAAAAGTAACAAACTAAATGAAAATAAAAATAGTTTATCTGTAACTTATTCTAGAAAAGTTAATATAATATTCGGACACTATCCTTACCCAGATATAATTCATAATTTTATTTTAGATATTAAAGATAATATAGATCCAAACATGAAAAGTTATACTAATGTAAAAGGTGGTATGACTAATTGGAATTATTTTTTAGATAAAAAAAATTTCATTAACTTTATGACTTACCTCATTAATAAACATCAAACAACTCATCCTTATCTGTTTGAATATTTCTTTGAAAAATATTTTATCAACAATGCTTGGGGTAATGAAATAAAACAAAACGATAGTTTAGGATATCATACACATCCCTGTTTGCATGGAATTTTGTATTTAACCAAAGGATGTGATTTGATTTTACCAGAACTAAATTTAAAAATTACACCAGAGCCTGGAGATTATTACTTATTACCTCCTGAAGTATTACATGGGTTTGATAAATATGAAGATGAAAATAACAGATATAGTTTAATTTTTAATATATATGAAAGCGATAATAAATTTCAATTTAATAAAAAATTAGAAAGTTCTAAATGAAAATATCTGATGCTGATAGAGATCCTTCTTCTATAAAAAAAGATAATATAGATACTATAAAAATAGTAGATAACTTTTTTGAAAAAGAATTATTTTCTAAAATACAAAACCATATATCAACCAAAATTTATTACACACCTGAATATTTTACAGGTACAACAGAAAAAACAAAAGAAAACTATTATGGTGATAGATGGCTTTTTGTTAACGATAAAAAATTTTTAAAACTTTTTGTAGATCAAGTAGCTAAAAAATTTAAAATTAAACCAAAAACTATATGTTTTACTTCTGCTATAGATTTACGAAATTTAGATCATTTCAAACCTCATACTGACTCAGGCGTAGCTAAAATAAATATTCTTATAATGTTAAAAGGACCCAGTGCTGTAACTAATGGTACTGTTTTTTATACAGATAATGAATTAGATATTCATGTTGGCTTCAAAGAAAACAGAGCTGTTTTATTTCCATCTGCACGATTTCATTCTCAACATGCAAGTAAAGTTCCTAATTTAAAAAGATATACAGCTACGATATTTATTCAAGATTATGAAGAAGAATAAGAAGTAGGTCTTGGACCTTTTCTAGCTATTTGATCAGCTTCGCTTTCAACAATTTCATTATCATTTTCATCAATACTAGTTAGGACATCTGCATCCCAATCAGCTTGTAGTTGAGCTAAATGAGCTACATCAAATTTATCAGTAAATTGACTAATATCACCTAGATCAGCTTCTTCCCATGTACAATGTGGAGTATCATCTCTATGCTCGACAGTATCGCTAGGAGCGAATGTTCCATATTGAATAGCCCAAATGTTTGAAAACTTTTCTTGATTCCAAAAAGCATCATCGTCTAGAATTTTATATGCTGTAGGAAATCCTTCTGAATTAACAACATCATGACAAATAATTTTTTTGTCATCCATCACTATTGTCCATTTTGCACTTGTTGCCATTTTATCTCCTAAGTTTTAATTATATATATCACAGCCAAATAAGGTTGCAATACAGAAGTTGAATCTCCAGTAAATGTTGCACTCATGTTGTGCGAGTGACCATCTCCAGAACCAGAGGATCCTGTGTTTTGTGTATTATATGCCAGTGGACTACCACCAGGACCAGAAATGTTACCGGTTGTAAATTGACCCATAGCTCTACTATGTGAGTGAGAAGCAAGTTGTGCTTCTGATAAGGTTGCATTGGCAGTCGAACCTCCAACGTTTCCTGTTGATTGTACTGTGTTCGCACCACCTGTAGATGCTAAAGCTTTGTTATTTGATTTACCAACAGCTACGTTATCAGCAAGATTAGGAACGTTAAAAGTTGATGCTCCATCTCCAGCTCCATAAGTTGTACCTACGATAGCAAACAATGCAGAGTAAGTTGATCTTGAAACTGCTGCACCATCACACTCTAAGAAACCTGTTGGTACTGATGAAGAAGACCACGGCACAATAGTAGCCGTAGGTATACCCTCTATACCTGTAAGGTTTGCTCCTGAAAAATCATATCTAGTTGCTTCATAATTTGACATATTATTTCTCCATGTAAGTCCAGCCAACATTTGAACCAGAATATACTAATCCAAATCCAGCACCTTCAGTATTTACAACTAAGTCTGAAGACGCATTGGCAATTTTAGAACTATTTCTTCCTACAGTCAACGCATTAGAGTCGAATGTAAATCTTGAATCTATAAAGTGAACCTCATCACCAACTGCTGGTGATGCAGGTAGTGTTGCTGTTACAGCACCACCATTTGTATCTACAAAAAGTTTTGCACCAGCTTGAATAGTTTCTGATGCAGTAATTGTTCTCCATTTTCTGTATTCAACAGCTTTTTCAACGTTAGTTCCATCTGAATACAATACATAACAATTTCCCTCACAAAGTAAAACTCCTGTTCCACCTACTGTTTTAAAAGTTAATGTGTATCCTGCATGATCAGTTCCATCAACTACGTTGTAAACTTTTTCAATACTATTCGGAATAGTTACTGTTCTATTTGCAGCTAAAGTTCCTGTAAGTTTTAAAGTTGCATTTCTAGCATTTGAAATTGCACCATCACTCATAACAAGTGCTACATCAGATGATGCTACATCAATTGCTTGATAACCAGCAATCGCTTGTTGAACTAAATTTAAATTCGTGTTTGTTTTGTCACCCCAAGTACCGGCATTTTGGCCAGTCACCATCAATTCTATTTTAAGATCACTTGAATAACTTGACATATAAAATTCTCCTAATTGTCTATATTATACATTTATTAAGCAGCCAAATCAACTGTAGTCCAAGTATTATTGACACCAAGGTCAACCTCTTGCCATGGAGTTATATTAAGGCTGCCTATAGAGCTTGTCAAGGACTGCCCTGTAACAAAGGCATTTGCATTAGATACTGTGCCCTCTGACCCTAATGACATGCTCATTGCAACACCTGAAACACCAACTATTACCTCAGGAACCTCTACAATAGTACCAATACTAGAAGCTAAGGCTTGGCCAGTTACAGCCTCAATTGTTGTTTGAACTAATGCTGCACTTCCTATAGCTGAGGTTAAAACTGATCCAGTTACTGGGACATCTAAGAATAATCCAGCTTCTTCATTACCTAAAGATAAAGTCATAGACAGACCTGTCATAACTTCTGTAGTATCTTGATCTAAAGCAACTGCAGTTATAGCTGTTGTTAATGTATGTTCACTTACTGTTATTGAAATATCTTGATCAACCTTAACTGAGAAAGTTCCAAAACTTGATGTAAGTGCTTGTCCTGTTACTGCAACGTTTGCGTTAGCTACTGTTGCATCATTACCTATAGATGATGTTAGGGCTAAACCTGCAGTATTCTGAGCTGAGAAATTTACACCCCAACCTAAGTTACCCCAAGTATCTCTACCCCAACCTTCTCCTATTAAGAAAGTAGAATCAATTGTAGTTTGACCCGCTGACATAGACGAACTAATCCCTGTTACAGGTACACCAATGTCAACCACACTAGACTCAGAAGACATTTGTAATAAACCAGCTGTAGTTACAGCTTGGGTATGTGATGTTCCTGAAGTGTCATTACCTACTGAAGTAGTTAATGCAATTCCAGTTACAGCTATATCTGCATTTGCCGTGATTGAAGCAACAGCTGCTGCAGTAGTTTGTAATAATCCAGCAGTTGTGACTGCTTCTGTTGGAGCATTAAGTTCTCCCCATTGGTTAAGTCCCCAGGCATCACCACCCCAACCAACTTCTATAACACCAACAGCGGTAACATTACCGATTGAACTTGTCATTGCTGATCCAACGATAATTGGAACAGGATCTAATATACCAATCGCACTAGTTAAAGATTGACCAGTGGCTGCTATTGTTTGATCAACTACTATTACCTCATTACCTATTGCAGTGGATAATGATTGACCAGTTGTAGAAACCGCAACATCAATTACTATAGTTTCAGAACCAACTGATGTAGTTAACGCTTGTCCTGTAACAAGATTTCCAATTTGTCCCCACTCACTGAAGCCCCAAGTGTTTGCACCCCAACCATTGTTAAGAAGGTCAATTGATGTATCACCGACTGAAAGTAATGCTGCAATACCTGTTGGAGATTCAATTGTATTTGCCTCCATGGTTTGAGTTCCTAAAGCTAAGGCAGAAGCTATACCAGTAACAGAAACACTTTGAGTATTTTGTGCTCCATAATTACCTTGTCCCCAAGTAAATGCTCCCCATGTTGATTGGGTAATATCAAAAATACCACCCATTCCAATGCCATGCACATAACACAAATAATAAAAATCTGTTTGAGAAGATGGTGTTACCTCTACATAACGAGTTGTAGCTGCGTTAAACGTGGTTGTGTTTGTGTATTGAGAGTAAGTTACTGCACCATCTAAATAATAAGTTACTCCAGATGTAAGATATTGATCTCTACTTGTGGTTGTAGAAAAAATTAATGGGTGATTATTGTTTGAAGAATCACTTTGTTCAAATCTTAATGTGCCATCTTCAACCCATTGTACGGTGCCGGGTCCAGTTGAATTCCTAGAACCATCGAGGTAGTAGACATTTCCTGTCCCGCCCCCATATAAATCTCCCGATGCTACGGTAACTGTATAAGTATACTCTGCCATAGCACCGGGACTCCTTTATTAAGCTATTCTTAAAATCGCAGCAGATGTAGTAAATGCAGGGAACTGAATTGTAAATGTTCCTGAAGTTGCAGTTTTGTCTCCGCCAAAATCTAATACAGCCACAGCGTCAGTAGTGTTTGAACCACCACTCGTTGTTGTATTATAGATTAATGCTCCTCTTGCAGTCAAAGTTACTCCGACAAATGAAAGATCAGCAAAGTCTGTAATAGCTGTATTGGTTGCTAAAGATGTTCCTACGTTAACAAGTGCTTTACCGCCAGCAGAATAACCTGATGGTGATGAAACTTCATTTCCTGTAGCATATCCTACTGTAGATTTTCCTAAACTAGCTGAGTTTGTGTACATAGCAAGTTTATATGTGCTTCCGTTTGGAGCTGCTTGAAATTTATGAGCTCCTTCTAACAATTCTTTTTTGAAAGAATTGCATATTGCGTTTGTTGTTATTGCCATAATGGCCTCCTTAAAAGTTAATTGTTCGGAGAGGGCGATGGTATTTTAATTCTCATAACACCATCATCATACTCCGCACGTCTTCTTCTACCCATTTGTTGTAGGGCAAAATTTTGTAATTCTTCATTATACTTCCCTTTGTAGAGGTTGTATAGATTGTCGGGTCCTTTTAAAAAGCTAAAAGCCTCTGTTAATACACCATGTAGCAACATAGACTCTTGATAAGTTGATAAGAAGGTATTATTTGTTGAAGTGAATTCTGGTGGATCTTTAATATAGTTAATTTGTATCGTATCTGCAGTAGCAGGTGTAGGAGCCACTAAAATTGCAAAATCATCATAATTAGCAAAGTATTTGGGTACCCCTTGTTTATCGGTGCTGTTAAATTCTGATATAAAACTTATGTCTCTTTTTTCTAAAAAGGTTCTATTACCGCTTGAATCTAATCGTTCTACAGATCTTAATACTAATGAATCAGCAGGTATAGTCACAGCTCTATTTCCAGCAGTAAAAGTAGATGTCGCATACTTTCTTAAATCATCATAATCAACCTTACCAGCCACGTCTAATTCTACATGTCTAATAAAATTTTGAATAATTGTATCTGTTAAAACAGAACTACCTACCTCTGTGTAATCTCTTACTTGTGTTAAAAAATTTGGATGTGTTATTGCCATTATGTAATACTTACCTCCACTGAACCAACTATAACTTTTGCTTCTCTTCTAATATTTTGTAAACTAGGATCTTCAGGTATCATACTTTGCATTATTATTGTTTCGCCTAATCTAACGACTGGAAACTCTTGTGTTCTAAAAGCAAATTGACCTGGTAAACTAAGATCCGCTACAGCTACTGAAGCTCCACCACTATCTGAAATAGTACCATCTCCATCAGTTAAAAATTGTTGAGAAGGTTGTTGAAATTTCATTACTCTTGGATTTTGTAAAGCTATGGCATCAGCAACAGTTCTTCTACGTCTTATTTGTGGGTGTTTAGGTTCGAATTCTGTGTAGTGTACTAATGAACCATTCCACTCTTTGACCATCTCCTCGTAAGGATACTCCATACCTGATCTATCAGATATTGCTTTTGATCTTTTACCTGTTGCGTAAGTTGCCATAATTAAACTCCTGAAGGATAAAATGATTGTGGGCTAATATACACAGATGTTCTTTGTCCATCTTCGTCTAAGGCTCTTTTCAATTCATCCTCATAAATAATTTTGTTTTGTTGCACTAATTGTGGATTTATTTTCATAGATAAATAATATCCTAATCCTGCTGCCATACATGGTAAAAATCTATAAGCCACATCAGCATCGTTTGTGTAACCTCCAGCATCTTCAATTCTTTTTAATACATAATATTTTAAAGCTGTGTAAGTATTTAAATCTGGTGCTTGATATAAACTTATTTTTGGTGTTGTTTGTCTATCTACATAATACTGAGATGGTGTTCCTGTTGATAATTTATTAGGTATCGCTGCATATGCAGATCTATCAATCTTAGTTAATGATACATCTTGAGTAGATGAGCTATCACTTGCAGCTAATGTTGTTGATATGAAAGCTTCTAGAACATCACTGACATCTGAAGCTACTTCATAAGTTGCTTGTCCAGATACTAACGCTTTTTCATTTAAATCTACTTTCCATAAATGAATACCTCTATTACCCCACTCAGCAAAAAGTAAATTCAAACTAGTCCTAGCTGATCTTAAATCATATCCAGAATTAGTTCTAACCCCACATCGCTGATATCCCTCTTGGATAATATCATCAATATTTAAATTAAAAGATGTTGTTCCTGATGTTGCCATTATAGTATATCTTTATAGTAATCTGATAAACCACCCTTTTTCAATCCTGGTAGTTTTGGTTGAACTCTAATTGATTTATTACCTCTTCTTCTTTTTCTTTCGTCTTCTAATTTTTTAATAATTTTTTTTATGCTGTCACCAATTGGTCTTAGACCACCACCTTCTCTAGCCATTTTTAAATCCTTTCAATAATGGTCCATAGTAATTTACTAGGGATTGATTGTTAACTTTTTTACCAGCTATTTCTGATTTCATATAAGAACCTATATATGATTCTTGTTTCATTTTAGTCCCAGGAGCTTTCGATGTCGTCTCAGAAAACGCAGCTCTACCCATAGCTGCTTTCATTATTTTTTTACCTGCAGGCACACAATTAGGCACCATCTTGTTACCTTTTTTCTTCATGCCTTTTTGAACGTATCCGTCCCAACAAGTTCCTTGCTTCGCCATTAGTCCTCCTTTTGAGCCCGGGCTTTGTGATCGTAATGTTTCACCTTTTTCCGGTTGTACAACTTCTTAGATAATAGCACTCTTAAACGAAATGTTCTAGACCTTACTGCTTCTACGAATGGATTCTTTGGCTTTTTTTGCAATTTGAACTACTCCTGTCTTACCCATAACCTTAGCTCTTTGCTCCATAACGGTCAAAATTTGTATTTTTCTTGCAAAAGGTTTATTAATTTTTTTTACCTTTGCTGCTGTAGCTCTAGCGTCAGCATCTGTTTTAAATTTAATCTTGACTGTATCTCTCGGATTTTCATCAGTATATAATCTTCTACCAGAACCTTTTGGTTTCTTGCCAGTGCCTTTTAATGGATCTTTCATACTATTTCCTTTGCTTTACCCATAACAGGTTTATATTTTGTTTTACCTTCAGATTTAAACGCATGTAAAAATGATGCTCTTGGTGTGCCTTCAATCCAGCTGCAGTGTATCCACCCGCTGTTAGGTTCACCAGGAGTATAGAACTCTAAGATCAATTGATCTGGTGAAAGATTAGATTTAATCCAATCAAAAAGCTCAGCATTGTCTACACCAACACATTCGAAGTCTGCGGCCTCAGCTTTGGCATGCTGTGAATTTGCTGAACTACCAATAGCAAGACATAATTCTTCGCTACGAAAACCGCTAGTGATTTTGACCCTGCCAAAATGATCACGTACTGGTTGTAAAATATTTTCACATAATGCTTTTAGTTTTTCTATTTGCTCTGCATTAGGATTATTATTTATTCCCCTACGTATCGCAGTGTCTGATTTAGTAAGCTCTGATAAAGTAAAATTACGACTTAGATTCATCTTCCCTCCCATTATTTTCAAAACTCAGGTCTTCTGCTTTATCTCTTTCTTCCATATCATAAAACATATTATCTGAATCCTCTGTTACCAATTTTGTATCTTCCGCATCCCAATAAGTAGTTTGGACTTTATAGTCAGGCCAGCTGTTATCAGTAGTATAGCTATTAACGTGCCACAAGCAACGATTGTTAGGCTGACCAGCAAAATTCCCGTTATTAAGAGCCAGTATATGTGCACACTTGTGTTCTTGAGGTATTTCAGAATGTTCTGTATCCAAAATATTAGTGTCTGGACTTGCCCAATCAATGGTGAATAAATATTTTCCATGATAAAATTTTTTATCAATGCCCATGTATTTACCATTTAAACCATCCAACCAATCAAAACAATGAACACTAGGCCAATAGCTAAAACAATTCCACAATTCAAGTTCTTGTACTTCCATATCTGGAACTTGGTATCTTTCAAATTCTTTTTGGAAAAAAGCTGAAATAGGTAATCTCCAATAGCAAGCCCCATTTGGCAACATAATGTTAAATAATAAAGCACGACCTGAAATGGAAGTAAGGCCAAAGACAACACAGTCACAACTGAATTTTTTATATTGTGGGTCCATGTCATATAAATATTCTTTTCGTACTTTACAATAAATTGGTGGAATGTTTGCATTTAAATACGCCATGATAAAAGTATATCATAAATTTAATCTAATATTAAAGCCTTAATTGTCTTTCTCTCTTGGTATATTTCTGTCTCAGCCTTGCCCTTGTAGCATTTGTAGGAAACGCTTTCATTGTACTCACGTTCAGCTGTTCTCTTACCACGTAGGCACGCAGCCATGTTATCTTGTATCAAGTGCTCCTTAATTTCTCCATTAATAAACATCAGAAGGGCTACTACAGTCTCTATCATATTACCTTACCTTTATTTTCACCTTGTTTGATAACATATCTTTGTGTGCCATTCTTACCATGTTCAACAGATTTTTTTAAATTTTTAGCCATACGCATCTCTTCATTTTCTTTGTTGATTCGTGCTATGTGATCCAATACTTTTCTAGTGATTCGTCCCGTTGCCATTATATTTAAAATCCCTGTTTTGATCTTTTAATTTTTCAATATCTAATAATACTTTTTCCATTTGTTTTGTCAAAAACTCAATATTTACTTTATTCAAAGCCATTGACTCAATATGTTTATTTAAACGATCAGTGGTCTTGTACAAATCCTCGATCATCATGTACTGCTCAGAATCTGCGGGCAATGTACCCATTTGTCCACGTGGCCATTTAATCCTAAATTCAGAATTGTTTTCTACATCTT